TTTGGGTAATGCGAAGAAAATAGTTCTCTATAATATAACTGCTCTTTAGTCGTTGGTTTGTTGATAGCATATTTGCTAGACATTACTTGAAACTCTTCGTCTGTATATCGGTCGTTTAATTTTGATTGAATGATTTCGTGCCACGATTTTTCAGTTGAACTAACACCATCACTAAATGCTTCTTTTTTTCTCCATAAAACTGATTGTGGGAGAAGAGTAGCATCCATAAGTTGCACAGCACCGCGGACCAAATATTTTTCGATTACCTTGAAATTGTTATGATTGCGAAAATGTTGGGGTATTTGCAAATAATTAGAAACGAATGTTCTATCAAGGAAGGGTGTTCTAGCTTCTAACCCATGACACGAAATACTTCGATCACTCCTCAATACATCATAATACTGAATATCGTTTAATAATCTCTTACATTCATGGTCAAACTCAATATCACTTGGACAATTATGAAAATATAAATATCCACCGGTAAGTTCGTCTGCTCCGTCCCCGTTAAATACTACTTTAGCATCGCTATGTTCAGATATATACTTGGCTACTAGATAATTTCCAACACTTGCTCTAACAGTAGTAGTATCATAACTCTCAATGTGATAAATAACTTCTGGAATCGCAGAAAAGAAGTCGTGATCTGAGAGTATAATCTCCGTATGCTTCGAATGGATATGAGCCGATACTTCTTTGGCGTATTTAAGGTCAGAGCCCCCAATCATACCAATACTGTAAGTTTCGAGAGTTCCCTTCGGTATATATTTGGACACCATAGCAGATATGAGACTACTGTCGAGTCCACCAGATAATAAACACGCACATTTTCTATCCATTGTAATCACACGTTTTCTAACAGCATTTAGCAAATTAGTATATGTTTTCGAGAAAAATGGATACATCTCGGGTGAAGAAAAAATGTCATTTTGAATCATTGGATAAACAACATTGTTATACGGGAATGAACTATATGATTTATTAAACTTGTCAATATTGAATGAACCATTTGTATATATATCAAATGACATAAATGTTCCCGCGCGAAAATTCTTACAATTAGGTGTTAAATCAACGATTTGCTTTAAAAGTGACGCACATATAAACGAACCATTATGGATTCCATAATAGAGTGGTCTAACTCCATATGGATCGCGCGCAATGTATCCCCTATTTTTATTTGAATCGTATAATACAAACGAAAATACTCCATCTAGATTTTGTAGAGTATATTCGATTCCATATTTTAAATATAAGTGAATAATTGCTTCACAGTCAGAATTAGTTGTGGGTGTCGCATTTAATTGCGAATATAGTTCCTTGTAGTTGTATATTTCACCATTGCATATAAGATACACCCCGTCAACCACGAGGGGTTGGTTGGAATTACTGTCTAAACCATTAATTGCTAGGCGATGAAATGCAAATAATAAATTATCGTTGATAACCGACAAGGTAGAATTATCTGGACCCCTTCCTTGTCCCTTTTCGAAGCTGTTATTAATAGCCTCGACATTGCTAATAAAATTAACGGGAGAATTGAGATTGCGGATTATTGTAAAAATTCCACACATGATAGTATATGTGATAATTGTCTTTAAGATATTATTATTGCATTTTAATTTCTCACGGTTGTATATTAATGAATACAGAAGGTAAAATGCATGGAGTAGTAAACGGATATTTTAGGTGTAATGTAGAACGTGATGAAGAATTAAATAACCGTATTTCTAGTAGAAACATACCATCTACATCACTTCAACCCCAATACAGTATTCGACCCACATCCACAAAATACGGCTTTATGCCTATAGTAGATCAATCTAAACAAGCAACTACCCCATTGAATAAGTATAAATCGTATTCAACATCACAAATATTTAATCCCGGAAATGCAAAGGCCCCATGGGATGGATTTTCTAATAATGTCAATGTAGAATCGTCTTTAAGAAATCAGTTCTTTGCATTACAAAAATGTGAACAGTCTGAATTTGTACCGTCGTCAGATAGTGATTTGTATAAAACAACTGTTGATTTTAAACCGATTCATCAAACACACCCACTTTTGTTTGACAAGCACGACTTTTCTCCATTTAATCCGAATACATTGAATTTAGGTAATAATCTGTTTAATAACCATACAAGAAACGACATCAAAAACTTAGAGTAATACATCGTTGAATATTCGTGTGAACAACTAATAATTATTCATTGATACATGTAAATGGATATATCAATGAATGAAATAGATAATATGACACTGCAGTATTTTATAAATAAAGGTCAGTATGATACTTTGTTGAAAAAAAACAATGCACAATATGACAAATTGTATGCAAGCGATAAAAAATTTTATAAAAAACGGATTATAGATATGACGAAACAAGTGTTAAAAAACGGAATTGATGATAAACACGTTCAACACGCATTTGACAATTATGTTAAAACGTGTGTGAATTATTTAAAATTTAACGATAAGAAAGAAATATATCAACAACAATATACTGAAATGAATAATGATATATCCACAGTGGTATGCGATGATATACATGATGTTTCATACAATAATTGTGATTTTTTAATGTATAAAAAACAGGATATTAAAACAGTGAATTTAGATAATTACGTGAAAAAATGTCAAGGCCCAGTACAACCGACAATAATGCCGAAAAAGACAGAGATAAATATTCAATCAAATAAATATAAAACAAAAGGAATCGTCAAAAAAAAGAAAAATATCACCAATATTTATGAAGACAAAAAGGAAACCCCATCATAAAAAAAAAACACGTAGAGTTAAGCGAAGTGTAAAAAATAATAGAGTTAGTATGATAAGTTGTAGTCCGGACCCGAATAATAAAAATAAATCGTTTACGTGTTATAGCGATCGATCATTATTAAAAATGAAAGAATATTGGAATATTCGGCATCCTCGTAATAAGATTACGACAAACAACAGCAAGGATATTTGGGAACAGCTTCGAACAAATATGTCACAATCATGCAAGCGTGAATCTTGTTGGCTGAGAAGTAAATTTATGGAGGGCAACGTTGATAACGAATTGCTTAACTATACTTTTGCACCAACCGCTCCAAAAAATTGGACAAGTAATCCAAATGAATGGTTAAGTAGTTTAGATATTGAGTCAGTAATGAAACAGTATGAAAATTATTATAAATGTTTTGAATTTTTAGGCCCATCTCCAATCGACTATGATCATCATAAATTATACGGAGAATGTGTATGGGAAGAACTATGTAACCTGAACATAAGTGACCAAATAAAACGGAACATTAATAAGATTGGAATCATATTGAATACTCACCCACATACTAAAAACGGAGAACACTGGATTTCCCTCTTTGTAAATATTAAGCGCAAAATAATTGTATATTTTGATAGTAATGGCAATGAAGCACCGCGACAAGTTACGAAATTAATGACTGAAATCAAAAATCAGGGAAAGCAATTGGGTATAGATTTTACTATATATGAGAATAGGTTAAGGCATCAAAAGACAGATTCAGAATGTGGTATGTATAGCTTGTATTTTGTTATAGAGATGCTGAAAGATAGAAATATTAACTATTTTTTAAAAAATCGGATTGACGACGCAGATGTATTTGCACTAAGAAACAAATATTTTAATGTTCATTAGACCTTGAGCGACAAATAGTATTTACAACGTAGAAAACATAAATACTATTTATTTATGATATACATTGGACAAATGGAGTATTTAGGTAGTGATAATAAAGGAATGATGTGGGGAATCCTACAGGAAAGTAATATATTTACAGACATACCCGATGAAAAGTTTCATAATGTGAAAGCTATATTTGATGATACAATGATGAAAATTAATGCAAATATGGGGACAATGAGCCTAATGGAAAAAAATAAAATAACAGTGGAAGAGTTAATATCAAAAATAAACAAAGAAAAAACAAATTACAGTGCAAGAACCGATTCGAAAGTTAAGATTGTATATAGAGCAGAAGATTTGCACAAAGAGAGAAGTTCACAACTTAACAATAAGATGGAACAACAGCGAAATGAACTTACTACATTAATTAATCCG